TTGAAGTTGGCGTACAAAAACTAGCAGGTTTGCTTGGGTCTGAAGGAGTGGCTGCTGCTGCTCGGGGAAAAGTGGTGAATCCTCGTCTTGAAAAATTGTTCAAGCAAAAAGATTTCCGAAACTTCTCATTCAGTTGGGAATTCTATCCACGAAATCAGACGGAAGTGCAGTCCATACGGGACATCATTGAGACATTCCGATACCACGCCCACCCTGCTCGGGACGGGCAGTTGGGTGGAGAAAAAGAGTCAGATGTGCAGATCATTCTTCGTGTTCCTGCGGAATTTGAAGTGCGATTCCTGTCGTCCAATCCCAACATGAATCAAGCAGGATTTGTGGAGAACGAGTATTTGCCGCGCATTGGTCGCTGCTCACTCACTTCCGTATCGGTGGACTACACCCCCAATTCTCTGTTCAGCACCTTTGTTGACAACTCACCCACTGCTATTACCATGACGCTCAACTTCACCGAAATGGGTATCCTCACCCGCGAAACCGTAGACAAGGGATACTAATGCCGTACTTCTCAAAGTTTCCTATTTTGCAGTATCCTGTCCGCGATGGCGACACCTTTCGCTATGTGTTTGTTGCAAATATGCTTCGGCGGGTTGCGCTCAGTGATGACATCAAGGGCAGTGACGGTGCGTTCGTAGAGTACAGCGTAAAGGACGGAGAGCGTCCGGAACACATTGCGGAGCGTGTGTACGGAGATGCGTCTTTCCACTGGTTGGTGCTGATGACCAACAACATTATTGATCCTTATCACGGATGGTACAAGTCAGGCTCTGCCATAGAAGATTATGTGCAGAACAAGCACGGCGGATATACCGTGTACATCACCAACACCTCTGATGGATTTTTCTATCAGACCAGTGTGCAGAGCGGAAGCACTCTGTCACAAGGCGGTCGCTCTACTGCCATAAAAGACTACGATCCCAATCTGTGCAAACTCACCATTGACGGTACCGATTTTGCAACAGGATCTGCCACCATTGGTGTATCTGGCGGCAGTTCGTATTCGGTCAACATCAAAAAGATAGAACCGTCCTACATGGCAGTTCACCATTTTGAAATTGCTTTTGATGGTGGAATAAGTGCTGCCAACGACAAGTTCACGGTGGATCCGCTGAGTCAGCAAACAGGCAGTTATTCTGTGGTTGGTGGTGTGATTGGTTCCAAGGAGAATGAATATCCTATTACAACGGTTGGATTGGATTATGAAGGTTCGGAAACAGTAGATTTTTGGGAAACATACATCGGCAAATACATGGGTGTTTCTGGTGCGGATGTGACCACATATGCTGTTTCTAACTACACATATGAAAATTCTATCAACGATGATAAACGCACCATAAAAATTCTACATCCGCGATATAAGCGTGAAGCACTCACGGAACTTGAAGCACTGCTGAGGGTATAAAATGTCTGATCACGGCAATTCAATACTTTCAGCCGGAAACCACAAACTTGATAAGTTTGTCATGTATTCATTGATAAATGGTAAAGAGATAGACCTGACAAATCTGTTTCGGTACATTGAAATCTATGAAGACATTTTCTCTCCGTATCTGTCGGCTAAACTGCACATAGAAGACGCTTTCAACTTTCCAGAGCGATTTCCTATTGTTGGACACGAGAAGATAGAGATTTCATTCAAGTCTGATATCAATTCGTTTTCGCCTGTTCAACTACTGTTTCGGGTTTACAAACTAGACGCACAGCAGATTTCGGACACAGGAAAAACTCAACAGTATGTGTTGCACCTGATGAGCGAAGGCGGATACTTCAATTTTTCGGATTATTGTGGATACGCCATGTCGGGAACTGTGTCTGATATGGTTGGCGGGATTTTCAAGAAACACTTTCCTGAAGGTGTGTGGAAAGACCGATTGCAGATTGAACCAACCAAGGACAATTATTCATTTGTGCTGCCGTCTGCGTATACCCCGTTCAAAGCCATAAACTGGCTTACCGCAAAAGCGTATGCCAAAACAGGAAACGAGTACAGTCCGTTTCTGTTTTACGAAACATTAGACGGTCACAGATTTGCAAGTCTGTCGTCTATCATAGATCACGGTTCAGCAAATCCCATCACCTATCTGCACACTACTGCAAACGTGGGTATTGCTGAAGGGCAACTGCAAAATCTAGGATTCAAGAGTTCGTTGCCGTCCCGATATCACAAAATTCAACGGCTTGAAGAGATGAGCCGTTTTGATGCTGCCAACAACATAATGAACGGCATAGTGTCTTCGCGTTTGGTGGTTCACGATTTGGTGCGTAAGGAGCAGCGGGTAACCGATCTGTTTGAGCCAGCGATTTTTGACAACATAAAGAAATTGGGAACAGAACCGCACTTCCGGACAGCGGATCCTGAATCCAGACGGATGTTTGATCGTGGCGCGGCGTATTCGTATTTGCCGTCAACATCATATACTATACACAGTAAATCTAATGGGATTGTAGACAACTCAAAGGTAGAGTCGGTCTATCTCAAGCGCAAGTACCACATGAACGCATTTATGACACAGAAGATCGTGATTGAGATATTTGGGGACAGCAGACGGCGGGTGGGCGATGTGGTGCGTATCAAGGTTCCAAAGCCGCAGTCCGATGTTGCAGTACTGACCGACATGGACGACAAGAACTTGAGCGGAGAGTATTTGGTTACGAGTGTGAAGCACACAATCGGTACGGCGTACAGTTGCAAACTTGAACTTTCACGGAACTGCATGGGGGTGTAATGAAGGGATTTCTAGGACGAGAAGGGTTTGTGTGGTGGCACGGTGTGGTGGAAGACACCGCCGATCCGCTGTTCCTTGGACGCTGCCGTGTTCGTGTGTACGGTTTTCACACAGACGACAAGACTGAACTGCCAACGGCTGCTCTGCCGTGGGCGTATCCCATGCAGCCCATCACTAGTGCTGCGGTTTCGGGTATTGGTACTTCTCCCACGGGACTGCTAGCCGGTTCCCATGTGTTTGGGTTTTTCCGTGACGGTGACGAGGGACAAGATCCGGTGATGATTGGATCGTTTGGTGGCGTTCCCATGAAAGAAGCAGACACCACCAAAGGATTTGCAAGCCCGTCTGGAAAGTATCCTGCCAAGCCCGCTGACATACAAGCCAAGAAGTTTCCCATCGGAGTTTCTGCTGTTGGCGAACAAGACACCAATCGCCTAGCCCGAAACAATGATGCCGATCAGATGAACTACACCATCGCGGCATACAAGACGAGCAGTGTAGACAAAGAAGTGTTCAGCACTCCTGACATGGCAGGAGGATTCATTTGGGCAGAACCACCCACACCGTATGCAGCACAGTATCCCAAGAATCATGTTCGCTACACCGAGAGCGGTCATATAGAAGAGTTTGACGATACTCCGAAAGCCGAAAGGGTGCATCAGTTCCATAAATCGGGAACATTCAGCGAAGTGGGAAATGGTTGGAAAGACAATCCAAACGGCACTCGCGTGCAGCGCATCGTGGGTGACGATTACGAAATCGTTCACGGCAACAAGAAGATCCACATTTCAGGAAAAGAAGGCTTGAACTTGGTTGTTGACGGGGCTATCAATCTCACCATCAACGGCGGTGGCAATATTCAGATCAATGGCAGCACCAATATTCTTGCAAACGATGATGTGAATCTTCAGATTGAAGGCAGTCTCAAGGCTTCAGGCAAAACCATTGAGTTCTACGCAGACGGCGACATTGGATTCTCGGGACGCACCATCTCGTTCATCACAGACAGCAATGTCATGGTGATGCAGCAGGGCAAGCGAATTGAAGTGAATTCAGGCAAGCCTGTATTGAAACCCAAGCGCGTTGATGTGAAGGGCGGTGGATGATGAACTACCGTGGCTTGCATCGCAAATACATTGAAGGATCATCTCAATACACAGTGTATGTGTACGGAGATGTTGTAAAGCGTAACGGCAAGTTTTATGTGTGCAATGTTAGTCAGACATCTGGATACATTCCTGAAGAGGATAATTCGGGATTTGATTTGCTATCGTTCTATGAAGATCCGTCACCCAACGGTCCTGTGGATGGGGGAACCTACTGATGGCTGGATCAGGAGTTTGTCGAGCCAACATAGATACTGCGGGCGGCATGATACTTGAAGGCAACCCGTACTTTTTCGTTGATGGATTTTCTGTTTCTCTAGAAGGAAATCCTGTACAGGATCACGGAAACAACGAACACGACAACGCAACCATGATACAGGGAAATCCAAATTTTGTTGTTGGGGGAAGACCCGTATGCACCACCGCCAGTCAGGCAAGTTGTGGTCACACTCCAACGGGATCAGGAACTTTTTTTATAGGCTAATCTATGGCAGACGAACAACCACAAGAGTGTCCATGCAAGAATACTGTCACCGATGGTGAGAAGGGTGTTTTTAACTTTGGGCTTACCAAAGATATGCTGAAGAATCCCAATGCAGCGGCTATCGGTATTGCACGACAACTTGGTGGAGCAAATGGTCAGAGACTAGAAGGTCTTATTGGTGCTGCCAACAATACAGTTACCGATCCAAATGGGCTGCTTGGAACCGCACTTCCATCACTGACTCGTATCAAGACCGCAGTGGACAGTCAAAAGACCATTGTGAACGCTTTTGAAAACGAGTGCAATAAATTCACAACTGTTCGTGGACTCACAAGCATTATTAGTTCTCTTGGACTGTACGCGGATCTTGCGTGTGCGCTGGGTATTGAGGGACTTGATGTTGGAGTGGGACTAAATGTGGTGAATGAAAACGGAAAATTCCGTATTGACTACGCTGTCAATGCCAATGTGGATCTTGAAAAAGTACTGAACAAGTTCAGCGATGGCGCAGGCACGGATCTAGCCAATGCAGTCAAGAATCTGCAATCAGGTTTGGACGAAGCGTTCAAGGCAATGGACGATGTAAACAACAAACTGAATGAAGTCATCAATCAGGCAGCAGGAATGCAACAGCAGGCTATTGATTTCATTCGCAAGTACAGCGATATCAGTTCCCTTATGAATCTGGTCAACCAAGCCAGCACCGATCCGTGCTTTAAACTCGGCGGCACAATGAACGCAAATCTCATCAGTCCCGAATTCATCAGTACCGTTGAGGGTGCTGGACTGGGCGGTGTGGGTGGAGGCACAAGCACACGATGAGCGGAATAACCGAATATTTGAATACTGCCAAAGACCACCTGCAATCTGTTGGTGAAGCCGTGGGCGTTTTTCTTGTTGGCTTAGGATTGGGAATCGCAGGCGTGATTCGCAAGAAAAATATTTCAATCAGAACCGTAAAAGCCAAAGAGCAAAAGTTTGTGCATCGGCACAGTCAGATACACGAACTGCTTACCGAACTGCGTGTCACGATTCGCGCTTCTCGTTGCCTTGTGTTTCAGTTTCACAACGGCGGCTCTTTTGCAGACGGCACCTCCATCAAGCGGTTCTCCGTGACCCATGAATCGTGTGTGGGTGGAGTCACAAGCATGATTCTGGAATCACAGGATGTGCTGCTTACGCGGTATGTGGATATCATTCGGGTCATGGACGAGTCTGCTAGCAAGATTATTTCAGTAAGCAGTCTTCCGCCCTCCGCATTTCGTTCTGGACTTGAGATAAATAGCGTAGATTACTTTAGTATTACTCCTTTGCGATGTTTGGACGGGTTGACTCCTCTTGGTTTTGTGTGCTGCCACTGGTGTTCAGAGGAACAGTTGGATGATATTGAGGCAGAAGGCATATCGCAGGCAAACTTGGAACGGGTAATATCCGATAGCGTCTACAACATAAACACCCACATATCGTACAAAGCAGAAACCAAGTAATGGCATTACGGATCAACAGCAACAGCACCAAGCCGGTATTTTCGGATATAGATCCGAACTTTACCCGTAATCCAAAGACCAACGACCTGTTGACTCTTCGGGATGACTCGGCTATACGGCAGTCGCTGCGGAATCTGATGGCTACTGCTTTCGGTGAGCGGCTGTTTCAGCCAACCATCGGTGGATCACTTCGTGCCCTGCTGTTTGAACCCATTGACGCAATCACCACAATGGAGATTCGTGATCGCATTCTGCTCACACTGAACCGACATGAACCCCGTGTTGAAAATGTGTTTGTTGATGTGATTGCAGATCCAGATCAAAATCAATACACCGTCAATGTGGAGTATTCCGTGTTGGGAATAGGTAAAACAGACAAGATAACGGTTGTGCTAGAAAGGGTACGCTGATGGCTAACACAAACAGTTTCAACATCATTGGACTTGATTTTGATGATGCAAAAGCATCACTTCAAGCCTTTCTGCAATCGCAGGATACCCTGAAAGACTACAACTTTGATGGATCGGTGCTGTCTACGGTGTTGGATGTGCTGGCGTACAACACGCACTATCAAGCCTTCTACGCCAACATGGTGGCTAATGAAATGTTCTTGGACAGCGCAGTGCTGCGCCCGTCCGTGGTTTCTCACGCCAAGACTCTTGGATATGTTCCCACTTCTCGCCGTGCAGCCAAGGCAGTGCTTACCGTAGCCACATCAGGTGCTTCTGAAAGCACCTACTTGGCGCGTGGCTCGGAATTCGTGGGAACCGATCTTGCAGGAACGCAGTACCGATTCGTGCTGCTTGATACTGTGTACGCAAACACCGCCACGCAGAGTTTTGAAGATATTGAGGTGTATGAAGGAACTCAAATGACGATGCCAGTCGAATATGCGGCAATTAAGGCAGGCATTGAAAATCTTACACGTTACTTTGCTCAATATTTCAAAGGGGCGGGCATTCGAATTAATTCAT